GAGGTACAGCGCCCGCTCGTCCCACCGCATCGGGGCGCAGCGGATGGGCAGGTTCGTGGTGCTCACCGCTGCGTTGCTTTGCAGCAGGTCGAGCGCCACGATCTTGTAGGGCTTCGTGTTCAGGTATGACACCGACGAGAGGTCGATGTTGTCCACGTCGGACGGCCACGACACGCGGGTCTCGGTCAGCCAGAAGTCGGGGTTGACGCCCACGAGCAGACGCCACACGTAGTCGTCCGCAAAGTCGATGAGCGTCAGCCACTCAGCCGAGTTGACCGCCGCCGTGCCCTGCGTGTCCATCAGAGCTTGGACTTGTGTCTTGACGTTCGCGACGGTCAGCGCCATGGGGACAACCTCTTAGGCGCTGGCGAGGATGATGCTCCCGCGCGCCGGCTTCGCTGCCGCACCCCGGTTCCAGAGTCCGACGTTGGATATCTTCTTGGCCTCTGGCCCCGTCTTCCGGTGCGCCGTGATGCCGTCCCGCGCCGCGACGTGGCGCATGGCTTGGAACACGTCGTCCGAAGACCGGCGCTCCAAGACCTCGTTGCGTAGCTCCCGCTCCTTGTTCTGCCGAGCGAGCTCGACGTCCGCAAGGAACTTCTCGGGGCCGGTGCGCACGAGCGATGACTTGAGAATCCACGGAATAAGCCGGGAATCCTCGATGGAGAGCGCTGCCGTGTCGGGGTCCGTGGGGTCTTCCCGCCACTCGCCCCAGACCCACGGCACCGTCTCCATCTCCGTGATGCGCTGAACTCCGAAGTGCTTGACCACCTGCACCTTGCGAAGCGTCGCCACGACCCAACACCCGCGCTCGGGGTCGAACGCGACGCGCAGGCCGTCGTCACCCGTTCCCTCTCGGACACGACGCGAGTACGTCGTATTCCAGTCGAGTGCCCGTATCTTAGCCCAGCCCTCCTCGTGGAGCATGACCGGCGGTGGCGCTGCGGAGTTCAGTACGATCACGCGTTCACCGTTACGGCCACGGGTTGACCAGCGTTCGACCGCGCCCCGCCGTCTTCACCTTGCGGTGATAGGCGATCTGCAAGCTGTGGAAGTAGAGGTCTTCGGACATGTCGGTGTCCTTGGTGTCCATCTCCACCGCGAGCAGAAGCGTGTTCGCGCCGTTGCTGATGCTGCCCGCGTCGATCTTGCCGCCACGAGTGCCAGCCAGAACGTACGCCGTGCCCACCGGCACCGCATCGACCGGAACCACCGTGTCGAGCGCCGTGGTCACAGTCGCGGTCAGGGCGTCGTTGTTGACGCTGATGACCTTGTAGAACACTTTCCACAACACGGTGTCTGCCGTGTCCGTCGAACCACAAGCCCACCGAACGCGGACGTAGCACGGGCGGCCCTCGTCGAAGTCAGGCGGCAGGTCCCACGACGTATGGGCCACGTCGCCGTTGTTGTTCATTAGAACGCCAGACACCCCGAGGGTGCTGATTTCCTTGCACTGGATGGTGGCGTCGTTGGTACCGAGTTCGGCGGTGGTCGCGGTGTTGCCGGCGTCGAATGCCGCCTTTGAAGCAAGCGCCGCGTCGTTGGCGACGACCACCACCGTAGTCGGAATGAAATCGAAGTCTTTGCCCCGGAGCGTGACGTACTCCAGGGATTGGCTCAGGTTTGCGGTATCGATTGGCATGTCAGTGCCCTCCTACGCGCCGATTAGGCGTTGAGCGAGTAGTTGAGGTCCTTGAGCACGCCCGCCGAATTGCGCATGCGGGTGCCGAGGTTGAAGTACTTGCGGAACGTCGCCTCGTAGTTCGGCTTGTCCACGACGCGGCTCAGGACGGCCCCGTCCTTGTCCATCCAGCCCCACGGCTGAAGGGTGAACTGCTTGATATACTTCATGTTGAGGAAGTAGATCGCGCCGAGCGTGCACTGACGATCCGTGAAGATGTCGATGGGGCGGTCAAAGCCCGCGAACGTCAGCTTCTCGACGCCGCCTTCGAGCTTCTGCGGCTGGTAGCGCACGTCCTGCACGAGCAGGTCGGTGTACTCCCGGCGCATGGAGTCGTGCATGATGACCTTGTTCGGCGCGAACCCGCTCTTGCGCTTCACGAGGTCGCACGTCGCGAACATGAGGCGCAGTTCAAGGTTCCGCAGGGTGCCGCCGTTGTCGTTCACGACGCCAGCCCAACCCGGGTAATTGCCCGTGTCCACCGACTGGAAGTTGTCGTCTTCGTCGTTGACGATGTACGACAGGCCGTTGATCTCGTTGGTGTAGCCGTGGTTCGCCACGGCGGTGCCGTCGCCGCGAACCACGATGTCGTCGTCAGCGAGGGTGACGTTGCCCGAAGACGTGATGGTCACGCCGTCGTCCGAGACGGTCGCCACGGTGAGCAGAACCGGCGTGCCGGTGCCCGTCAGCTCGGCGCTCGTGCCGACCACCAGAGTCTGCCCCGGCTCGATATTGTGGTTGTCATCGAGCACGATGGTGGTCGTGTTCGACACCACGCCGTTGACCTGCGTGATGGGGCCGGTGTTCGTGTTGCTTGCGAGCTTGTTGCCGTAGAGCTGGCGGTTGATGTCGTACTTCAGGGACTCGATGGCCCCGTCCATCTCCATCGTGACCGCCTCGACGAAGGACCCACGGTCGTTCGACGCGGCGCTGATGAGCGTGTCTTCGATCTCGAAGCGCGAGAAGAGGCGCTTCGCGGTGATGATCGAGTCCTCGGTTGCGACGTAGCCAGCGGTCGGGAGGCTCGTGTTACGAGCGCCAGCGCCGTTGTTGCGCGCCACCTTGACCGGGAACACGACGCGCTTGCCCGTGAATTTGGTCTGGTCTTGCTCCGTCTCCTGAAGGAGCGGGTGGGACTCGTTGATGATGGTCTCCACCGGACCGATGTAATTGTCCTTGAGAATCGCGTCGGCGGTGGTCGTGGTCTGTACGGCCATGATGTCTACCTCAGTAGTTCATTGCGGCACGCCGAGCTTCTTCGAGCGTGCGGATCTTGATGGCCGGTGCCACTACGGCAGCCGCGCCCCCGGGAGGAGGCCGGGGCGGTGCCGGTCGCGGCGGTGCAGCCACGGGCGCGGGTTGCGCCACTGGTGCACGCGCCGGGACTGGCCCGGGGCGGCTCTCGCCAAAACGATGTTGCAGGATGATGGCGGCGTCCTCAACCGTCAGGCCGGGGTTCGCCTTGACCATATCCCAGAGCTTTCCCGCGTGTTCGCGGTTGGCTAGGACTGGGTACTTGCCTTTGGCAGACTCCCAGTCCTTGCGGAGGTCTGCTTCGATAGCCGACGCCTTGGCGCTCAGCTTCTCGGTCGCGCGCTCTTGCTTGATGGCGTCGAGTTCAGCCTTGAGCGCCTTGAACTCGGCCATCTCACGGCGCATGGCCGCAAGCTGCTGAAGCGCCGGGTCGCCGTAGTCGTCTTCGCTGTACTCGGGCTCAACGGCGGCTTGTGGCGCGGCAGGTTGCGCCTTCTGCTGCTGTAGGTACTCGACCACCTGTTGAAGTTGGTCGCGGAGCAAGCTGACTTCCGCTTCGGCGCGGATGCGGGCTTGCGTCTCGCTCTCGGCCTTGGCGCGGAAGTGCTTGACCAGTCCGAAGTCGGGCTTGACCGCCTCAACCTTCGGCTCTTCGACGGGCTCGGCTTCGCCTTCAGGTGTCTCGCCTTCGGGAGCCGGGGGCTCTTCGCCACGGGCGGCGGCTTCGGTGATAGCCGCTGCGGACGCAATCTGCGCCATGGGGCTCGCAGGTAGCGCGGGTGCAGCCGGGGCCGCATCACCGGACGCCACGTCGGGCGCGTAGTCTGCTGCCATCGCGTTGCGGGTGGCTTCTGCGAGGGTCCTGGCCGTGCGAGCCGGTGCAGCAGGAGCCGCAACGGGGGCAGGGGTCGTAGTGACGGTCTCGGACATGGGGCTCAGCTCCTGCGCGTCTCGCGCGTCTCATATTGAGAACGACAGCGTGCGGTCTTGTCAAGCTACATCCCTGAATTGAGGTCGAGCGGCGGCACGCCGGGACCACGAACGGACGGCATCCCGGACTCCATGGGCAAGGGTTGCGCGTTCTCCATGCCCACCGCCATCGGCACCGGCTGCGGTCCAAACACGTCGAGCGGCATGCCCGTGGCGGGGTTTACCATCGTTCCGGGTTCCGACGGTGCGGCGGGCGGCGGTGCTTCGACGGGAACGGTGGGTTGCGGCTGTGGCGGCTGCGGTGGGGACACCTTGGCCGCGACGTCAGGAGCGTACTCGCGCCACCACTCGTAGCCTTGACGCAGCCCCGACAGATAACCCTCGTGCTCGGCAAGGTGACGGACGGCCCACTGATAGCGCTCCACCTCGGTCTCCCGGAGCGCGTCGCTCATCAGGAGAGACTTGATCTCCCGGATGTGCGCCGCGTGGTCTTCGTACGGCTCGACCTTGACCGGGCTCGGCGGCGGGAGGTTCGGGTCAGGCGACGGCATGATGGGCGCGGTGAGAATCTGGTAGTTCTCCTCCCGCTGGTAACGCACCTCTTGATCCGCTTCGCCCGAGAGTCGTCCCGGCGTCCCGAACTCCATCTCCTGAAGTACGCGGTTGCGCGCTTCGGGGTCGTTCACGACGTCGCCGTACATGCCCATGTTGGCGAGCATCAGCACCGTCTCACGGTTCACCGAGGGGTGACGCACCGCCATCGAGCCAGGAAGTACGCGGACGTTCGTGGTGCTGATGTCCTCGCTTTGGAACGACAGCACTTCAAGCTTTGAGCCCTTGCCCATCACCTGAATGGTCGTCTCGACGGGCATGTAGTCGCGCCAGAGCTTCAGGAGCATCGAGCCCGTGACGCTGAACGCTTCTTCGAGTTCGCGTGTCGTCGGGGCCAGCTTCGTGGCGTCCAACTCGGCCATCCATTGGGCCGCGCGCCCGCTGATAGCCGCCGGGACAATGCCTTGCGTGATCTCGTTGATGCCGCTGATTTCGCGGATGTGCTGAATGGCCGCCGCTTCAAGCGCTTCGTGTTGCGGGCTGACCTGCGGGGACTGGATGGGTTGCGGCGGCACGGTGCCAGGATTGTAGAACACGGTTTCGCCGGGCTCAGACGTCAGCACGCCCGCGTCAATCGAGCCCTTCATCACGGCCCACTTGGGTGCGCCGTTGAGCTCGACGACTTCGAGCCGCTTGCTGATCTGCTTGTTCAGCATGTCCTGAACGGGGCGAACCACGTCGACCATGCCCTGACCGAACAGCTTCCCGGGGATCGAGTTGTATCGGACGATCACGAACGGAAGCCGCCCGCACGGCAGGCCTTCGTACTCTTCGAGTAGCACGTTGCCCGAGGTCACGGCGTAGTAGCCCCGAGGGTGACGGGGTGACGGGCGCTCGTAGTAGAACACCACCCGCGCACGGTCGAGCGTCAGGTCTTGCGATGACCCGGAGTCTGACCGGATGTCCGCGAGCAGCGTGGCCGCGATGTTATCGCCACCCATCGCACGGTCGCACGTGACGAACTCGGCCATCGTGGGCCAGCGGTCGCGGATGACGTCGATGTGCAGCCAGCGAATCTCAGCCGCCCATTGGCAGTCAGACAGATCCTTACGCGCCGCGCCAGGGTCGAACACCATCGAGAACGGCGGCACCACCTCGACCGTCGGGAAGCCCGTCGCGTGATGCGTGCCGGGTGGTCCCTCGAAGAGTTCGTCGGCGCTGTCGGGCTCTTCGGGTAACGGCATCGGCTCCGATGGGTCCGCGCCGAACGGAAGGCCGGGAGCCTTGTGCTCCGTGTCCGCGTCGGGGCCGCCCATCGTGTCCGTTGCTGCCGAGTCGAAGTCCACCCGGAGGATGCCGACGCCCGTGATGATGGCCCACTTCATCAGCTCTTGGGTCTTGGACCCCATCGTGAGCTGATGCCACAGGTACTCAAGCAACTTCTCGGACGCGCGGGCACTCTCGGTGTCCTCTTCGTCGTCGGTCTGCGGCGTCACGAGCCAGCCCGGTTGGTGCTGCGTCAGCTTCGCGACGGCGGTATCCACGGCGGGCCTGATGTAGTTCAAGACCATGTGAATTTCCCAGGGGTCTGCCGGGATGTCCCGAAGCCGCTGGAGTCCGCGCGAGTACTCGATCCATTGCCGCCCGGTGTAGTACGCGACGCACTCCCACGCGGTCGCGATAAACGACTCGCGCGCCGACTCGCCCGACTTCACGAGCCGGTCGATGGCCGCGATGGTCTTCGCCGTCCGCGTGTCGGGGCTGTACGTCTGGCGTGGCTGGCGTTCCTTGTACCACTCCGCAACGGGTGACGTGCTCACGCGCCGTAGCCTCGACCCGGGCTCGGCATCGGGCGACCCTGCGGCATCGAGAGACCCGCGAGCAGCGCCGCCAGCGACCCGCCTGGACCCTTCTGCCGACGGAGCGCTTGGAGCTGAATGGACGACGTGTCAGGGCGTTGTGCCATGGCTTGCGCCGGAGCGCCTGCCGTCATCTCCCGCATCTTCGCGATGGCTTGCGCCCGCGCGTCGTCGTCGCTCTGACGCATCGTGTCGTAGCTCGGGGCTTCGTCCATCTTGGATTTGAACATGGGGATCATAGGCCCAGCTTCCCTCTCAGGCTCTGGATGGCCTGAAGTCGTGTGTCGTTGGGGTCGATACCGCCACCGGACGCGCCGGGGTCGAAGTTGACCGGCTGACGCGACGCCATCGGCTGACGCTGCATCGGCTGGAACTCAGGCTTTGGGCTCGGGGGCGGCGGCGGCTCGGATGGCTTGTCTCCTGCGCCGGCCACGGCACCAATGAGGCTCGGTATCAGTCCAAGTAGCGCTTGCCACATCACGTCACCTTTCTCGCGCGCTTTCGGCGCTCTTCCACGGCCCGCTCGAAAGCGGCGCGGTGATGAACCTCGAACCGTTGCCACGCTTCTTCGTGCGGGGCAACGCTCTCAGCCTGCACCACTTCGGGCGCTTTCTCAATATGAGACGTGCGCAACCCGCAGCGCAAGACCGCCCAGACGGACAGCGCGAGCGACGCGACGGACAGAATCAGCGAGAGCCAAACCATCGGTTTCTCCGTTCGGGGCGGTGCAGCGACTCCCGGTAGTCGATGTTGTTGGGGTCATTGCGAACCACCGTGACCTCGATGGGCGCGGGGAGGATGCGGTCGCCGGCGAGCGCGAGGGCCGATGCGATGATGAGGTCCGACCGCTTGCCTGCGATGTGGTCCATGCGCCCGTTCTCGTCGTAGACCAGGGTTCGGCACTCCGCTTGAAAGCGCGGAGAATGGGCCACAAGCGTCCCCTGCACCAATGCGGCGCGCCATGCCGTGAGCAGGGTGGGTCGCGTGCTCTGGTTGGTCTCGTGGCCGTAAATGCTGGTCCATGCGTCGGGGCGAGCGCCGGCGTGGTTCGTGGGGTGGGTCCGCGTGAAAATGCGCGGGTAGCCAAGATCCAGCAGCTTGCGGATGGTGGCAATACCCTGGTTGTTGCACTCGGGGACCACCATGGCGGGACCGGACTCACCACCGTAGAGCCGGCCTATCGCGTCGAGCTGCACCCCGAGCTCGTCGGGAGTGATGTCCTCGCCGTGGAACTCGGCCACGATGCGACGGGTCACGCGGTCGAGCACTTGAATGGCGCTTGCGTCGGGGCCACCGCCTCCTGCGACGTCGCACCCGATGGCGTACCGGTCTCGCCACGACCACACCGGCTCAGCGTAGATGCGCCAGTAGCGCCCCGGATTGGCAATGGCCGCACGCCACTGGTCGGGCAGTCGGCGCTTGTCGCCCGGGGTTGCCATCGGGAGGCAGCCGGCCCAGATGGGCGTCGGAACCTCGGGCTCTGCGATGGACTCCACCACCGACGACGGGAGCACAGGCCGGCCCGACGCCGCAAACGCGTGC